AAAAACACAATACGGGATTTTTATAGAAACCGTACTGAAAGTAGTAATATAATATATTATCCTTTACAGCAAATTGAATACTTAGTTAGTTATTTAAATTCACAAAATGTAAAATTTTATTTTACATCTGCTTTTGATGACTTTGCCTATTATATAACTATGGAAAGAGAACCTAATATTTTTTTAGATGGTATGATAAAACGTTTGGATTTAAAAAACATAATACATAGAGAAGATAATTTAGGATTTTATAATTGGGCAAAACAAAACGGATACAAATTTGGTCCACAGGCTCATCCACTAGAAAAAGCACATAAAATCTGGGGTGACAAATTTTGTAATTTTATAACAGATCAAAGATCGTTATCGTGAACATACAATTGAATTAGTGCATAATGTAAAATTTTCATTAAATCTTTTCTAGCATCTTCTTGTGTGCCTTTTTTACCATAGCGATTTGAATACTTGTCTACATTGCCCATACAAAATCCAGTTCCGTGCCCTCTATCTATGATTACTTCAGTTGACTGAAATTTATTTGTGCTATAGTGACCATTATAAGTTTTGTCAATATATTTTGCAAATTCTGCAATATATTTGTCTTCATCAAATTTATAGTCAATTGTCATCGATCATCCTTTTCTTATTATAATACATATGTTTAAGTAAAAAGTCAATAGAAAAATACGTGTATTACTATGCTAAAAGCATCAAAAATCACTAAATCAGCTAAATAATAGTAATAAAGAATATGACCCATAGGAGAAATGAAAATGGCTTTAACATCACCAGGTGTACAGGTTAGCGTAATTGACGAAAGTTTCTACACGCCAGCAGAACCAGGTACAACACCTATACTATTTGTAGCGTCTGCAGAAAACAAATTAAACGCTGCAGGCACCGGTATTGCTCCAGGAACAACGAAAGCAAATGCTGGTAAAGTTTACTTAATGACATCTCAAAGAGATTTAGCAGAAACATTTGGCGATCCTCTTTTCTACACAGATGCAAATAATAATCCAATACACGGAGGTGAACAGAATGAATACGGTTTACAAGCAGCGTATTCATATTTAGGTGTAAGCAATAGAGCATACGTTGTACGTGCAGATGTAGACTTAGGAGGTCTATCAGCTAGTGCAACTCCAACAACATCTAATCCAGCAGATGGTACTTGGTGGTTAGATACATCAACATCAATGTTTGGTATTCAAGAATGGAATGCCGCAGCAATTACAACAACTGGTGGACAAACATTTGCAAATAAAACACCGATAGTAATTACAGATGCTACTCAGCTAGTAGGTAATTCAGCAACAGGAGCACCAAAAGGGTCAATTGGTGCAGTTGGTGATTACGCAGTGAGAGCAACTTCTACTACATTAAAAACATATTATAAAAACAAAAGCGGAGCGTGGGTTGAAGTAGGAAGTGCAAACTGGAAGAAAAGTTGGCCTTCTGTTTCAAGTGCAGCAGGTGGAGCAACAGGTAGTGGAGAAACCTTCACACTAAACGGTACAACTGTTACAACAAGTGGTACAACACTTTCATCATTAGCAGGTGATATCAACGGAGAATCAATCACTGGTATAACAGCCGCAGTAGTAGATAATAAATTAGAAATATACAACGACGGCAGTGGACAAGATACAATTGTGCTTGTAGACGGAACAGGTACACCATTAGCAGATATTAGTATTACAGCAGGTACATACTACAATACTGCTTTAACAATAGCACCGCATACAAGTGTTCCAGAATATAAGTCAGGTGATAGTAATCCTAGACCAACTGGATCGTTATGGGTAAAGACAACTGAACCTAATTTAGGTGCAAGTTGGAAAGTACGTGTATGGAACGGATCAACAGAAACTTGGGATTTAAAATCAGCACCGTTGTATACAAACAACGCAACAGCAATAAAAGAATTAGACAATGCAGGTGGCGGAGTAAATTTAGCCGCAAATAGTTTGTATATAAAATATAATGCTGCAGACGATACCCCAACATTGGCTTCATACTACATATACTATAGAGTATCAGGTGGTCCTACTACAATTACATCAAATAAAATTGACGCAAGTACTTTTAGTTCCGGAGCATTAACTTTTACAGTTAGTGAATCACTAAAAGGCAATGCTACAATGACTACACCAGCAACAGCATCATTTACAGCGACAGCAGCTGCAACAGATGCTGACTTAATGGCAGAAGCAGTAAACAATTTAGGATTAGTAAATGTTTCGGCAAGTGTTGATAGCCAAAATAGAGTTGTTATTACACACAAATTAGGTGGTGAAATAAACTTTGTTGATACTGATAACGCATTAACAGCATCAGGTTTAGTAGCAGGCACTACAACAAACTTGTATTGGCAACCAGGTGAATCAGGTAGCAACCCTGAAAAACTAACTGCATCACTTTGGAAAGGTTTGACATACACAGCAAGTGCAAATGCACCAACAGCATTAGCTGCTGATGGAACATTATGGTATAGCAGTGTAATCGACGAAGTTGACTTAATGATACACAATGGTAGTGAGTGGGTAGGTTACTTATATGACGGATCAAGCGGAATATCAACTACAGCTGCACCATATTATACTGGTACACTGAATAGTCAACCTAGCGCAGCAGGTCCAATTATAAGTGCAACAGAACCAACAAATACAAGTCGTCCAGATGGAAATAACTTAGTTACTGGTGATATTTGGATCAGCACAGCAGATTTAGAAAACTTTCCAAAAATCTACAGATACAATTCTGCACTTACAAACAAATGGGTATTGCTAGATAATACAGATCAAACTACAGAAAATGGTGTATTGTTTGCTGATGCACGTTGGAGTACTAACGGTGGTACTGCTTCTGCACACACAGCAGGCGATATTGAAGATTTAATTGCAAGTGACTTTTTAGATACAGATGCACCAGATCCTGCATTATATCCAAAAGGTATGCTATTATGGAATACACGCAGAAGCGGATTTAATGTCAAGAAGTTTGTTAGAAACTATGTTGATGTAACAGCAGTTAACACAAGACAAAATGATGCAAGTATGAGTGCTTACTATCCACATCGTTGGGTAACAGAAAGTGCAAATAATGCAGACGGTTCAGGTGCGTTTGGTAGAATATCACAGCGTAAAGTTGTAGTTCAAGCAATGCAGTCAATGCTTAATAGCAACGACGATATTAGAGATGACGAATCACGTATCTTTAACTTAATTGCAACACCAGGTTATCCAGAATTAATTGGCGAAATGATTAGTCTGAATGCAGACAGAGGATTGACTGCATTTGTTGTAGGTGACTCACCTGCAAGACTAACACCAGATGCAACATCATTAAACAACTGGGCAACAAACGTTGCATTAGCACCAGAAGATAATGACGACGGATTGGTCACAAGCGATGAATACTTAGGTGTTTACTATCCAAGTGGCTTTACAAGTGACAATGCAGGTAACAATGTTGTTGTTCCTCCAAGTCATATGGTGTTACGTACAATGGCATTAAATGATCAGGTTGCATTTCCTTGGTTTGCACCAGCTGGTACAAGACGCGGTGGTGTTACAAATGCTACAGCGACAGGATATATTAACAGTGAAGGTGAATTTGTAAGTGTTGCTCTTAACGAAGGACAAAGAGATACACTGTATGCAAATAATGTTAATCCAATCACTTTCTTGACAGGAGCAGGACTTGTTGTATTTGGACAAAAAACTCGTGCAAGAAACGCAAGTGCATTGGATAGAATTAATGTTGCAAGACTTACAGTTTACTTACGTAGTCAGTTGAATCAACTTGCAAAACCATATTTGTTTGAACCAAATGATAAAATTACAAGAGACGAAATCAAACAACAAGTTGAAAGTCTAATGATTGAATTGGTTGGTTTAAGAGCTCTATTTGACTTCTTAGTAGTATGTGACGAAACAAACAACACACCTGCTAGAATTGATAGAAACGAACTATATGTTGACATAGCAGTAGAACCAGTGAAAGCAGTAGAATTCATATACATTCCACTACGTTTGAAAAATACTGGAGAAATAGCAGGCTTATAATCATTAAGTAGGGTGTTTTTAAAATGACATCCTACAATGATAAATACTTGTAGATAGGAGTAAATATATGGCAATCTCAACACTCACAAATATTACAGTTCCTTTGGCAAATGATACAAGTGCAAGCAATCAAGGCTTGCTTATGCCAAAGTTACAATATCGTTTTAGAATTACACTAGAAAATTTTGGTGTATCAAACGAAACACAAGAATTAACAAAACAAGTAATTGATGCTTCAAGACCTACAATTAGTTTTGAAAACCAAGAACTACACGTTTACAACAGTAAAGTAAACATTGCTGGTAAACATAGTTGGAACGAGGTTACAATCAACTTGCGTGACGATGTAAACGGAAATGTTTCAAAATTAGTTGGCGAACAGCTACAGAAGCAATTTGATTTCTTCGAACAAGCAAGTGCAGCATCAGGTATTGATTACAAATTTACATCACGTTTAGAAATACTAGATGGTGGCAATGGTGTAAACGCACCAAACGTATTAGAAACTTGGGAAATTTACGGAGCATATTTAACATCAGTAGATTATGGTTCAGTTGCTTATGCAAGTAGTGACCCAGTCACAGTTGCGCTTACAATAATGTATGACAACGCAATTCAAACTCCAGTTGGATCAGGTGTTGGATCAACTGTAGCAAGAAATGTAAGTTCACTTTCAACAGGTGGCGGCAGCTAATATATAAAATAGAGATTGCACAAAAAGGAGTCTTTACGGCTCCTTTTTTATTATATACGCACATATAAAAAGTGATAAATACGTTATGAGCAAGTTTAACGGTTTTTTTGATAATTTTTCAAGTGCATTAGGTAACCCTAAAGGCAACCTTGGTGATTATGCACACGCCAGTGCATTGTATGTAAGAAACAATTTACGTCTAACACCAAAATTCAAACATCTTTATCACGTTGTTTTTGATATCAATCCTATTGCTATATCTTCGCTTGGAAACTCAGCAAGTTTGCTTTTAAACAAAAAAGAATTTAATTTACTTGTATCTAGTGTTGATTTGCCAGGATATACTGTGGATACAGATGTAAAAAATCAATATAATAGAAAAAGAATTGTACAAACAAAAATAAACTATGATCCTATTTCTTTAAGATTCCACGATGACAATGCCGGACTTACAACTTTACTTTGGGAAAGTTATTTTAGATACTACTATCAAGATCCTAATTATGCACGTAGAGATGCTAGTGGACAACCTGATACTACTGTTCCGATAGCATATATTAACAATCCTGACAACATATACGGCGGCGATGTACGCAATAGTTATAGGTATGGATTTGATAGGACAAGACCAAATGCTCCTTTCTTTAACACAATAACAATTAATCAATTACACGGGTTAAGTGGCGAAAGTAATTTTACTAGTTATACACTTGTTAACCCTATCATTTCTAGTCATAGGCACGATAATTTAGATCAAACAACTGGTAACTTTACAACTAACGAATTACAAATAGTTTATGAATCTGTACTGTACGGCAGAGGAAAAACTTCTACAGATAATCCAGCAGGATTTGCTGATCCAAGCCATTATGATGTTTCGCCAAGTCCTTTATCAATTGAAGGCGGAGGAGTGACTAATATTTTTGGTGATGGAGGAATATTAAACGGAATTGCAAATGTTTTCACAGATATTGAAAACAAAAATATCAACATAGGAACAGTTCTAACAGGTATAAACACAATTAGGAACATCGACAATCTTTCAAATGCAGATTTAAATGCTGAAAAAGATGCTATTATAGACGGAGCACTTTTTGCTGTTGCTACAGCTGCTCTCAACGGATTAAACAATTATGCATTTAATCAAGGAAGCACTGCTACAACACAATCTCAACAAGTATTAGATGGCAACGATACTATATTCAATCAGTCAAGGTCAGACGCATTGAACTTATTAAATACAAATCAACAAGCAAGAGAAGATTTTGCATTTAACCAGTTTTTTAAAAATCAACAAACTGGTAATTTAAATGACAGAAAAGAAGTTTGGAATAATTTAAGTCAAAGCCAAAAAAATCAATTTTCACAAGCGGCTATTGATAACTTTGACAATATAAGGAATCAGCAATGACAAACACTGATGTAACAAGCACAATCAAAGATACCGATAGTTCTGCAGAAGTAAAAGAATTTTACAATAAGTATTTTACAAAACAAATTAATTTTACATCAAATCAAGTAGATAGTGTTGTAGGATTTTTTGAACGCAGAGGTTTTGGAAAAGAAAGTGCAGTTGCAGTTTCTACAGCTATTTTACAACAAGCAGAATTAGAAAAAACACCTGTGTATTCAATATTAGATACATTAAAAGGTTTAGACGAAGTTAAGATTAGTAAACTTGTAACTACTATACTTAATGTAAACAGAAGTAAATCAAGTGCATTAGGTTACAAAGTTGCTCCTGAAACACCAAGTAGAGAAGCTAGAAATATTATTCTGTAATGGCACGTTTTGCACAAGGAAAGTATGCACTAAAAAACCCTGACAAATATATAGGAGGCAGGTCACCTACATATAGAAGCAGTTGGGAATTTGCTTTTATGCGTATGTGTGATATGAATGAAAATGTATCTAAATGGGCAAGTGAAGCTGTAAAAATACCTTATAGAAATCCATTAAGCGGAAAATACACAATTTATGTTCCTGATTTTTTTATAGTATATGCAGACAAAACAGGCGCACAAAAAGTTGAATTAATTGAAATAAAACCTGCTAACCAAACACACGAAAGTAAATTAGGAAAAAGTCAAAATAATAGATTACATTATATAGTAAATCAAGCAAAATGGACAGCGGCAAGAGCATTTTGTAAACAAAAAGGAATGATGTTTAGAGTTATCAATGAATCAGATATTTTCCACCAAGGAAAACGTAGATAAATACTAGCATATAATGGAATAGTAAAATGACTAAAAAACTTGAAGATCTTTTAAATATTGCACCAGACGATATAAAAGAAGAAAATCAACAAAAAGCAGAAACTGCAATAGTTGAACAAGAAGATACTTTTAGAGACATTGCTGAATTTGATAAAATAGCAAGTGCATTACCAGCTGTCAAAGGCTTAGGAGATATGGCCGATACAGAATTAAATGAAGTTGCAAACAAAGCAATGACCGCTTATGATGATTTAATGGACTTAGGAATGAATGTTGAAAGTCGTTATAGTGGTAGAGTTTTTGAAGTTGCTGGTACAATGTTAAAAACAAGTTTAGATGCCAAAGTTGCTAAACTAGATAAAAAATTAAAAATGGTTGAGCTACAACTTAAAAAGCAAAAACAAGACCAAGCAAACGGTCCAACAGACGATATTGTTAATGGCGAAGGATATGTAATTACTGATAGAAATAGTCTACTAGAGCGCCTAAAAGGTCTTGATAAAGATAAATAGTATATAATAGGAAGTACAATTATGAAAAGTTTTACAGATTATCTAACAGAATCAAAAAGAGTTTATGCTTTTAAAGTAGGCATCGCAGGAGACTTACCAGAAAATTGCGAAGATGATATGGAAAGATGCTTGCAAAAATTTGGTGTAAGCAAAATGAGTGCAGGCAAAAAAACACCAATACAAGAACGTCCTTTAGATTTCCCCCAACTAGAAAACTGTGAAGTGCATTACTACGAAGTAGAATTGATGTATCCTACTACAAGTCAAATTTTACAAGAGTATATCGGTCATTGTTGTGGTGTAAATCAAGCACATATTATTGTACGTAATCCAAACGAACCACAAGAACTGTATCAGCAAGAAAAAGATGAAACACAATATGTTGCAAAACTGACACAAGAAGATATGGGTCAAGCCGAAGGCGATGCACAAGCAAATGTAGGACCTGGTAGAGTTATGGATTTATTAAAAGAATTAGAAACAGCCCGTAAAGAACGTTCTGCAGATTATGTTGGCGATGTGCCAGTTGGCGAAAGTAAAGATATTGGCGATTCACAAAATACAAAAAGCCCAATAGGAGCATAAAAATGGAAAAAGATATTTTATCAGAAAAACAATTAAACGAAGTAGCACCTCTAGTTGCTGCACTAGTAGGTGCATTAGTTGGTATGGGCTTAGAAAAAAATAAAGCAAAAAAAGCTGCACAACAGGCTGTTGCAAAAGCAGACGGAGCAGATGCTAATGCTAATGTAGATCCTGGTTTAGCAAAAGGTCAAACAGGTATAGCAGCACCAGATGCAAAACCTACTGCAACTCCTACTGCACCTCCTACAGGACGTTCATACAATGATGTAATGAAAATGGGTAGTAAAGGCCAAGGTGTAAAACGCTTACAAGTTAAGTTAGGTATGAGACAAGCAGATGGAATTTTTGGACCTGCTACAGCTAAAGCAGTAAAAACTTTCCAAAAAAATCAAGGATTAAAAGTAGATGGTATAGTAGGACCTAATACAAAAAAAGCAATAGAAAAATTAGCGAAAGCAGGAAGTTTTAAGGACCCAAATGCAATGAAAATAAGAACAGACTTTTCAGTAGACCACACAGGAAACCCAATTAAAGAAGAAATTACAGTTTCAGGTAGCGCAGAAGAATTAGCACGTATGATGCAACTTGCAGGTGCACCTGGAGCAAAAATGCTCGAGCCTATGGATATTAATCAACCTGAGCCAGAAATGGATAGTCCTTGCGGTGGCGGCAGTGAACCATCAATGGGTGATATGGTTTCAATGATGAGAGCAGAAGATGATGATCAAGGTGCAATGGGTGACGAATATGACGATGAACCAAGTGCGCCAGATGAAATGTATATTAATGATGTTTCAGCAAGTATTCCATCAGGCAATGATTTGCACAAAAGTAAAAAATCATATGCAAAAGCATCAGGCGGTGATAATCCAATGAATTTGGAATCAATTAAAGATCAACTTTATGCTGCGTTGACTGATAAAATGACAGAAGGTAGAGGTCGTGGACGTGGTAAAAAAATGAAAATGAAAGACGCTATTGATGTAAAAACAACCGAGGGCCGAGGTAAAGGTAAAGGCCGTGGCAGAGGAAAAGGTTGATTGGTCAGCATATTTTGATCACATAAAATCGGTTTGTCCTTGGGCATACGCAGCTTACAAAAAACAAGAAATAAAAATTACAGAATGGTCTGGTAAAGTTGATCAGCTAGAAAACTACCAGGCCATTGTTTATATTGTGCCTAACATTAATCGTAGACGATTAAAAAAACTTGCAAAAAAATTAGACACTAGTTTAGAATATGAATTTTTATGGAGTGAACCTACTAATGGTGATTATGCTTCTCCTGTACATATTTTGATACAGCAAAACAGAAGAAAGTTATTTGATGCTAGGTTCAACATAGGATATTACGACCATTTATTAGAGTAAATACAGTATGAGTAAAAGTTTAGATGGTGTATTAACCAAAAAAGCAAATCAACAAGAATCTTTTACAAACGAACAAGTAGAAGATTTAATGAAATGTATGGATCCTGAATTAGGCTATTTGTATTTTGCAAAACATTTTGCACATATACAACATCCTGTGCAAGGAAAATTGTTATTTGATCCTTATGATTATCAATTAGGTTTACTTGATTCTTATCATAGTTATAGATTCAATGTAAATATGATGCCAAGACAAACAGGAAAAACTACGTGTGCAAGCATTTACTTGTGTTGGTATGCTATGTTTAATTCAGATCAAACAATATTAATTGCTGCTCACAAATATACAGGTGCACAAGAAATTATGCAACGTATTAGATACGTTTATGAATTGTGTCCTGATCATATTAGAGCAGGTGTTACAAGTTATAACAAAGGTAGTATTGAGTTTGAAAATGGATCACGTATTATAAGTCAAACAACAACAGGAACTACTGGACGTGGTTTGTCTATATCACTACTATACTGTGACGAGTTTGCATTTGTGCAACCTAATATTGCAGAAGAATTTTGGACATCAATTTCACCTACACTTGCAACAGGTGGCCGTGCTATTATAACAAGCACTCCAAATTCAGACGAAGACACATTTGCAACTATATGGAAACAAGCAGAACAAAAGTTTGATGAATATGGAAATGAGAACGATGTTGGTATAAATGGCTTTCACTCATTTATGGCACATTGGAGTGAACATCCTGATAGAGATGATAAATGGAAAGTTGATGAAGTAGGACGTATTGGCGAAGAAATGTTTAGACGTGAATACGAATGTGAATTTTTAGTATTCGACGAAACATTAATTAACAGTTTGAAATTGGCTGTTATGGAGGGTGTAAATCCTACTATGAATATGGGGCAAGTGCGTTGGTATAAAACACCACGTGCAGATAAAAATTATGTTATTGCTCTTGACCCTGCAATGGGCACCGGAGGAGATAATGCAGCTATAGAAGTTTTAGAGCTTCCGACATATGAGCAAGTTGCAGAATGGCAACACAATGTTACAGCAATACCAGGTCAAATAAGAGTAATGCGTGATATTTGCAAATACATTTCTGATACTACAAACAGCGATGGTAGTAATATATATTGGAGTGTTGAAAATAATGGTATAGGTGAAGCGTGTTTGTTAGTGATACAAGATTTTGGCGAGGAAAACATTCCAGGATTGTTTATCAGTGAACCTATACGCAAAGGACACGTAAGAAAATTTAGGAAAGGATTTAACACTACACACGGTAGTAAAACTACAACTTGTGCAAGGCTAAAAACAATGATCGAAAACGATCAACTGGTAATAAAAAGCAAACCACTGATTACAGAACTCAAAGGTTTTATTGCAACAGGTAGTAGCTTTCAAGCAAAGCCAGGCAATAGTGATGATTTAGTAAGTGCTCTAATTTTAGCACTTAGAGTTATTAATGTTATGAAAGATTGGGACGCAAGTGTTTACAATACATTTTCGCAAGTGGATGCAAACGAAGATTACGAAATGCCAATGCCTATCTTTATAAGCAGTAATTAGATAAATAACAATGTATGATGAATTTAGACGTAATAGCAGAACAACTGTTTAATGCAGTAAAGTCACGTTATTCCAATTTAGTTATTGGAGACGAAAAAGGTGATGTGACTAATGTACCAAAAGAAGCAAGATTTTTTGACTTTGATTTTGGTTCAAAAGATAAACCAATTGGTAAAGTAAGTGTAAGTTTAGACGAGCAAAACGGAATTGTTATAATTTATAATGCAGATATGATAGACGAAAACTACGGATTAAATAAAAACGATTGGTTTGGATTTTTAAAAGATATGCGTCAATTCAGTAAAAAAAGATTATTAAAATTTGAAGTTAGAGATGTAACACGTTCAAATTTAGAAAAGAGAGATTACAAATTCTTAGCAACAAATCGCCCTGGAGATAATACAATGTCAGAATCAAAGATGTACGGAACTAATAAAACTAGTTTCCAAAAATTTGGAAGTGCAAAACTTTCTATAAAACACAATGGTACAATTGACGAAGGTGAAAGTAGAAACAAAAAAATTGGTTCTATTTTTATTGAAACTTCAGAAGGTGAAAAATTTAGATATCCTTACAAACATCTAAGCGGTGCTAGAGCATTAGCTACACACGTAAGTGAAGGTGGTCATATGTATGACGACTTTGGAAAATATATCACAGGGCTAAGTGAAGAATTATCAAAGCTAAGAAAATTTAATCAATATATTAATCGCAGTTCTGTTATGGCAGAAACGTTATCAAAATATTCAGGTAGTGTAAAAGAGCGTATGACTTTTATCAAAAAAGAAATAGCTAATTTACAAAAACCAAATTATTATAAAACAGCATTTGAATCGTATGAAGCACCTATGATGGAAGAAGTACCAAATGATGTTGCAGAAAATTGGATTGATCAACTTACTATTAAACAATTTAACGAAGAACTAAAAGATGTATTTCCATACATTTATAATTTAGTAAGCGAATCAACACTAGCAGAAGAAATTTCACCTGAAGATTTAATTGGAGAACAAGCCGATACTAATCATACAGTGAAGCCAGGCGAAACTATTGCTTCAATTGCACAGCAATATGCAGACCATTTTCCTAACGGTGTTGACGAAGGCATAGAAGAAATAATTGACGCTAACGGTATTGCCGATCCAAGAAAATTACAAATTGGACAACAATTAGTCATACCAAGAGTTGGAGCACCAGCAAAACAAATTGGTGCAAGTCCTGATAATCCAGGCTCAACACGAGGAATAGATCCAAGAGACAATTATAGTCCTGAAGATTTAAAAAGGCTTGTAAATCAACCTGGTTATAGTGAATCAATTGAAGAACAATTTGAACAAGCACTTGATTCATTATTAGGACAATTTTCAGAAGGCTATATGAGAGGCTATAGTAAATATCATTGTAAAGATTGCGGTTGTCAAATGCATAACTGTAAACCAGATTGCAACTGTAAGCACGATTCGCACGACGAAACAGGATCTTGGTGGAGAGATGCAAATGGTAACGGTGTTCCTGACATAATGGAAAACAAAACTCCAGGAGACAGCCACTACAACAAAGAACTTGCAATGAAGAAACTGGCTGATCTCGGCAATACCAATCCATCATATGGTGAACTAATGGATATGATCAAGAAGATAGAAATGGGCGAAAGTGAAAACGAAGGCAATGCATATGCACACGCAGTACGTAAGGCAAAAATGGCCGGTAAGAAAAAAGGCGACAAAGTAGATCATCCTGATTCTGACGAAGATGATATTACACTTGAAAAAGAAAAAACACCATTAGGCGAATTTATTCTAAGTTACTTTGATAAGGAACAAGGAACATTTCCAAAAGGTCCAACAGCCGTACTTACTATGGTAGAAAAAGAATACGGAGAACAATTTGTAAGGCCAGCACAAGAGTTCATAGAACGCATCGACGCAAAGGTCGCAGAGATAATGGGCTACGCAGAGGCTGAAAGTGAATTAGAAGTAAATCCAGAACTAGAAAGAATCTCATCGTTAGCCGGTTTAACTTAATCGGCTAACTATTTGAAAAAAAAGTCAAAAAAATAGTTGACAAGATAAATAAACTTGTGTAGTATTACTATTATGTGCTACACATTTAAGGCACATAGAACATAGGCAAATTTAAGGAGGCATAACTATGGCATCATTAGCAGAAATCCGAGCAAAGCTCAAAGAACAAGAAAATCGTACAAGCGGTGGAAACACAGGCGGTGGCGATAACGCAATTTACCCATTTTGGAATATGAAAGAAGGCGAGCAAGCAACTCTACGCTTTTTGCCTGATGGAGATGATTCAAACACTTTCTTTTGGAAAGAGCGTTTGATGATTAAACTTCCATTTGCGGGTGTAAAAGGTGAAACTGATTCACGCCCAGTACAAGTACAAGTTCCGTGTATGGAAATGTATGGCGAATCTTGCTCTATCTTACAAGAGGTTAGAGGTTGGTTCAAAGATCCAAGTCTTGAAGATATGGGTCGTAAGTATTGGAAAAAGCGTTCGTATATTTTTCAAGGCTTTGTTGTGGATGATCCACTTAAAGAAGATTCTCAGCCAGAGAATCCAATTAGACGTTTCATTATTGGACCGCAAATCTTCCAATTAATTAAAGCAGCTCTTATGGATCCAGATATGGAAGAGCTACCAACAGACTATACTGCTGGTGTAGACTTCCGTCTTGCTAAAGGTTCCAAAGGAGGTTATGCAGACTACGGTGCAAGTAACTGGGCACGTAGAGAGCGTCCACTAGGCGATAGTGAAATGGCGGCGGTTAACAATCACGGATTGTTTAATCTAAATGACTTTCTTCCTAAAAAGCCAGGAGAAGTTGAAGTAAAAGTTCTAACAGAAATGTTTGAAGCAAGTGTTGACGGTGAAGCATATGATCCTAATAAATGGAGTCAATATTTCCGTCCAGCAGGAATGCAAGCACGTACAGGTGATCCGCAAAATAGAGCACCAGCACCAGCACCAACTCCTGCTCCAGCAACACCTGTAGCAGAAACAAAAACTGATACAGGTTGGAAAGAACCTGCTCAAGAAGCAACACCTGAACCTGCTCCTGCTCCGGCTCCAGAAGCCGCACCAGCAGAAGAGGCTGGTGGTGCTCAAGACATTTTAGCAATGATTAGAGCTCGACAAAATCAATAAGTTAACAACACCCCCCAGGCTTGCCATAGGCAGCTCAATACCGGGGGGTTACTTACGCTTTTTAGAATAGGAGAAAATATGGCTACTAAGGCATTCGATCCTTCAAAGTTTCGAAACAGTTTAACAAAATCTATTAAAGGTATGAGTTCAG